ACTCCGCAGGCGTATATGTATAACGATGCTAATGAGGACACAGACGGCGGCAGAGAATCAACTATCAGGGTAAAGGGAGACCAATCAGGTGGTGAGACTACGACTTTGGGCTATATTGAAATTTCCCACGATGGCACTTCAGATGATGAAAAAGGAAGATACAGGGTTATGCTTAACGATGGGAACGATACCGATGCTCCGAGCAAATGCCCGATAGAATATGCCTCAGATGGCACGATAGATGTTGCTAATTCCGTTTCCGTTCTTGATGAAGATGCTATGGGGAGTGATTCGGCAACACAGGTGGCAACTCAACAGAGTATTAAGAAATATGTAGATGACCAAGTGTTGGCATTTGGCAATAAAGTATCTAAGTCATTTGCAACTGATTACACAGCGGCAGAAGATGGCTTTGTTTGGTGTGTATGTATAACTGCTGACGCATCTGCTTATAACTCAGGTTGTGCAAGGGGTAGATTTGGAGCGAGTTCACCAGATACAGAGGGCGGTGGTTTCTGCAACTTTATGTATGGCCAACATGTTGCCAATTATGGTTCCTTTATAATGCCCATTCAAAGTGGACAGCACTGGCAAGTTGACCAGATTCGTGCAGATGGAACTTGGACGCTATATTGGATACCAAAGCAATAGGATACTAAATGTTAAAGAAGATACTCATATTATTGTTTCTTTGCTCACTTGCCTTCAGCCAAGAGACGAATATACATCCCTACCTTGCCCCTCGTGGAGGCTTGAGGTTTGATTTGCCCGGCAATCTAATCTCTGACACTGAGATGACGGACTGCCAGAACGTCTTTTTCGAGAGGGGGTTTGTCAAGAAGCGTTTTGGCTACTCTGAATTAGGGGACAATTTGCCACTGCCAGGACAAGTCATCGGCTGCGACCAGTTCTATCTTTTCGGTGGTTCGGATTCCCTGCTCGCAATGACTACCCTTGGTGTTTGGAAGTATATGCCTACTCCTACCTACTGGGAGACGATAATGGCAAAGGAGCAGGAGGATGATTGTGAGACAACCTGGACTGCGAAAACAAACGTTACGGTGGCTGATGAAACAGGAACAGGCGAATATAAGGAAGGCTCGACTTCTCAGAAGATAAGTCCCGATGCGAATTTTACGACAGGGATACTTGCATATCGCAATCAATCTCTCGGCGACAAAAGCTCATACGGAGTAGTTCGTCTTTGGGTCAAATCCTCAATCGCCCAAACCGCAGGGCATTTGGAGTTTGTTATTTCTAACGATGCGAATTGTGCGACAGAAACAGAAAGTATCGACATCCCCGCCATGAGTGCGGACACCTGGTATCTGTGGTTTGTGGAGATAGCCACGCCATCAGGCATGAGTTCAGTTGATTCGTTAGGTCTTAAAGCAACGGCGGATTTCGGGGCCTGTGATATAAGAATTGACGATATCCAGTTCGTAACAACCTTCGATTCTGATGTGGCCTATAACACAACCACCACCAACCTTTGCTCTTATGATTATGCTCGTGACCTGACTCAGACCGAACCCTGGTGGATTATGACCAACGGGGTTGATGAGCTGTGGAAGTGGACAGGTGGTTCGAGCGATTTGGCCGCACTTATAACAAGCTTTCCTTCCGGCGTGACATCTTTGACCTGTCGGGAATTGATTGAGTTCAAAGACCATCTGTTGCTTTTGGATGTAAGTGAAGATGGTGATAGGTACCCTCAAAGGGTTCGCTGGTCGGACACAGGCGACCCGAATGACTTTCTAAATGGCAACGCAAGCTATCAGGATTTATCTGGAGCCGACTGGATTCAGACGGCGGTCAAGTTCAAGGGTGATTACGTTGTCATCTTCAAAGAACGGTCTATCTGGGTGGGCTACGCCACAGGTGATAGCGATATATTCCAATTTGACCAAAGAGTTACGGGGGCGGGCTGTGCCGCCGCAAGGACGGTCGAGTCTTTGGGCGATGAGCTGATTTTTTTGGGCTGGGATGATGTCTACGTTTTCAACGGTATAGATTACGAATCCATAGGTTCATCAATTCAAAACGAGCTTTTCGACACTATGGACCCCGGGGCAATAGATAAATGCTTCGGTGTGGTTATAGAAGAGCAGAAAGAATACTGGCTTTTTGTCCCATCCATAAATAGCGATTACTGCGATATGGCCTGGGTGTTCAATTATGAACTTAATAAATGGACGAAGCACGACTTTGCGGCGGTTGACGGAACTACTAATGGAATTTCGTATTACGGCTATTACGAAAAGCAAAGCACCATGACGATAGGCGACCTTCAAGGAACTATCGGCGAGCAGACCTGGCGGTTCGGCGATAGAGAAATTTTAGAGGCTGCACCGACAACGCTTTTTACGGATACTGATGGGTATATTTACGAATACGACCGACTCGTCTCTGGTGATAATGGTACTACGGTAGACGCCTGGTTTACCACTAAAGATTTTATGTTTACGAGCCTGATGGAGCGACAGGTCATTTTGCGGATGGATGTTTACTTCGGCGGTGGCGGTGATTTGAAAATAGCTTACTCGACCGACCTCGGCTCAACGTGGAATAGTGAGAGAACGCTGTCCGGTCAAGATACCTACGCTATAGACAGAGCATATTGGCGGATTGATTGCGGCCTGGTTCGTTTCAGGTTCAGAAACAATAACGCAAACGAACACTTTGCATTTCGCGAGGCTCGAATCTATTGGCAGCCTTCGGGTATGAGGTTTTGAAATGAAAAAAGCAATGGTTTGGCCTTTTGTCGCCGTCTATATATTTGTTGGTATCTTACTTATGTTTGCTCAGGGTGCGAAGCTGCAACGGACACAACTGTTTCCCTCGACAGCTCGGCTTCAACCATCCGATGACATACAAGACCCACACATAAAAGAGCAGTTTGCACAGGTAAAGGAATGGGCTATGAAGTTGCAGCAGTTCCTTGACACTACTTTTCGCAAGGTCGCGGAAATTCCTTTTAATCAGAGTGAATCTTTAACGGTGGCCGATACCGGCAATGCAAATACGGAATTTAGTATAACTCATCATCTCAGTAGAGTGCCAAACGGATTTATAATAACGAAAAGTGATAAGGCCTGCAGCGTCTATGATTCCGGCACAACCTGGACGACCTCCCTTATATATCTGAAATGCGATGCTGCCAATGTAGCTTTGTCGCTGAGTGTATTTTAGGAGTTCATTATGGGATTATTCACAAAAAAAGAAAAAATCAAACTGGCCCCCGAAGCGTTCCCAGGCCAAAGAGCAATGTTGGGTGATATAGCGGGAGCAGCTAAGCCAGGGGCTTTGAAGCGCATAGGACTTGCCGGCACGGAATATCAAGGGCCTTTAGTTGCGGCTCTGAGTGAATTTGAGGAGACAGGGCTTGCGGGTCTCAAGGATTGGCTCGGCGGCGAGTTACCGACAGAAGGCGTAATGTACAAGAGTGCCGCCGATGAGATTCTAAAAACCCTCGCTGGCGAGGAATACGACCCAACTAAAGGGGAATACTATCAAGCCTACAGGACTGGTGTTATGCGTGAACTCCAAGAGGCAAAAGACAGACTTGCCGCCCGGGCCTCTGCCGGTGATAAGCTGTTCGGCGGCGGACGAAGAGCAGTCGAAGGGGAACTTGAGGAATCGGCAGTAGGAGACCTTGCTCTTGTTCTGGGCCAACTGGCCGAGAGAGAACGTGAACGCAGACTCGGTGCAGTACCACAGGCTCTTGGCCTGACGCAATACGAGGAAGCGGCACCGCTGGCACGAACAGCAGCAGCTTTGCAGTACGGGGAACTTCCGAGAGAGATTGAGCAGATGGAGCTGGACGCCGAATATATGGAATGGATGCGGGCATTAAACGATATGAACATCGCACTTGATGTGGCGACCGGCTTCCCGACTTATCAACCCACCGCTGGCACACCCGGGGGGGGGCTGACAGATTTAGGATTTTTGACTGCAGCAGCAGCACAAGGGGTTGGTGCTTATTTTGGAGCAAAATAGTAGGAGCGAAATTATGGTTAGAAGAAACGTACAGATACCGATGTACCAAGCGAGAATACCTATAAGCGGCGGCGGTGGCGTCATAGATTTAAGTAGCAAAGAGAATGAAAGCAAAATGCTTCTTGCCCAAGCGATAGGAGAAGCACTTGGAAAGGTAGGTCGAGGAAAACAACAAACAGATGGCAAGATTACCATTGGTGGAGATGGTAATACCTACCTCGTCTTTCCAAATGGTGAAGTTAAGCCAATTATAAAACCAGATGGCACACCTCTAAAAGCACCTAAAGGCAAGGTCGGCAAGAGAAATATAACCGACATCATTAACGATATATCAAAAATCAGCGGAGCAGCAGGGAAGATACCTGCTGGGTCGCTTGAGCAACCGATTATTGATGCGGCAATCGGGCCGATGCGTGGTCAACTTATGGAGGCCCTTGACCTTGAAGAAGTACCAGGCGAAAAACGCTCAAGACTTGGTATAGACTGGCTTGCAAAGGATATACCACCAACAATTCGCAAACGAAAGAGAGTTGAAAGCAAGGTAAAAGAACGTCCGCCGAAACCCAAAGAATATCCCGATGCAAAGTGGAGCAAGGAACATCAGATGTGGACGATAGTTAAAAACGGACGATTGATGGGGGTGAAGTAATGCTTGTTGATTTGGGACCGGCCCCGATAAAAGAAAAAAAAAAGGAACTTGTTGACCTCGGCCCCGCACCGACGCCCATATCAGAGGCACTAACGGCAGTTGAAGAACCAACAGAAGAGCGGCGACCACTTGGTTTTGAGGCTGTGCCAGAACCTAAAATGCCAACTTTGCCTTATGACCCTTCGCAGCCACCAATGTTAGAGGAATATCGAGCTGGTAGAGGTTTTGAACCCAGTGCTGTGGAGAGGGGGGCTGTTGCCGCCTTTCGAGCCACCGGAATCCCCAAGCTCTTGCCGGTTAAAGAGGCTGGTTTGGTTGGCGGTGCTGCTGTACCAAGCCCAACAGAGTTAAAAGAGATGCCTTGGCATAAGAAGATACCCGAAGCTGTTGGTTGGACGGCTATGGAACTAAATAAGCTCGCAGCCAGTTATGGCATACTTCGGGGCATAGGTTTGCTTCGAGCGCTTCCTGCAAAGGCTGGTGCTATAGCAAAAGCTGGCGAAATGGCTAAGTGGTTCGGTGGGACAGAGGCAATTCGGCAGATTGGAAAAGGATTAACTGAGAAACTAACTGGAGAGGACTTTGATTATGAGGGTGCAACCGCTATCCTGAAATCCGCAAGTATAGGAATGCTCGTTAGCTTTGCCTTTTCTGGTGCTGGAGCGATATGGCACAAACTTCGTCCCAGTGAACAAATATGGGCACTCAAAACTCTTGGCCTCAAAAGAGGTGCAACGCCAGACCAAATCACAAAGGCAGCTCGCCGAGAAGTTATGAAATACCATCCAGACAAGGCTGAGGGTATGCGACAGGAATTTGAGGCAGTAATTAAGGCAAGGGGCATTTTAAGAGAAAAGGGAAAATTAAGAGATATTGTCTATCGAGGCAAGAAAATCACACCCCCAGCCCAAATAACCGGTGCAGCCCCCAGAGTAGCCGAAATAACGCCCACAAAGCCCAAATTAGCGATTAAACCTGTTATCAAGGGCAAACCTACCCCCCCAGCCGAGAAAGCCGCTCCTGTGGCAGAGGGGAAGGTGGGCGATGAAGTAATAAAATCAATAGAGGCAGGTTTCAAGTTAAAAGATGGGCGTGTTATTTCAACAGGCCACATCCACGCCTTGCCAGAGGGAATTTCTGAAAACGAAGTTGCAGAAGTCGGTTTTATCCGAACTGATACAAACCAATTTATGACAAGAGACGAGACTAAAAAACTCATAGAAACAAGCGAATCAACAGAACTTATAAAATTGAAAGAACTCATAGAAGCTGGAAAGCCGATTGAGGGAAAACCACTATTTAATCTTAAAGGCGAAATTGTTGATTTTGCTCCCCCCACCCCTTCGGCACTTGAGAGAAAGCCTGCGGTTGTAAAACCACTTTTAGAAAGCATCCTTGTAAGCAAAAAAGATAAATACGAAGCTGCTTTTAGGCACTTAGAAACAGGCAAAGTTTACAAAACAGGCGTGGCTCATCTTTTTGATAACTTGCCCGAAGCGATACAGAGGGAATTTTATGAGAAACCAACCCAACTTATTATCGAAAGTGGTTTTGTAGATAAAGACACGGGGAAATTTGTAACAGCAGAAGATGCATTAAGGGCGCAAGAGGCACTGGCCAAGCCTAAACTCGTTGACCTCGGCCCTGCAAAAGAGAAACCGAATCTGACTGAGGTTCAGAAGATTCTTGATAAAAAGGCGTTCATATCAGAGAAAGGTAAAATTCGACCAGGTGCACGACTTTTAGCAAAACAATTCATAGGCAAAACCGATATTCGTAAAATGACTGAGGCTGAGTTGGCTAAATTCGGCCAACTCCTAAAGAAGTTACCCGAACCACGCTTGGTAAGTGGTAAATTAGTTCCACCTTCAATACCGAGAACTACGGCGTTAACGAAAGCAAGATTTTTTGAGAGAAGATTCAAAAGACCGACACCTGTTATGTTTATTACTGACCAGAGCTATTATGCAGAAAAGCTCGGTGTCAAAAGTATAGTTGAGCCACTTGAAAAGGCGAAAGTGCGATTTGATTTAGAGCGCAGAAGTGCTGCCCACGAATTAGATAAGCGGGGAAGGTTGATTGATAAAGTTGGCAAAACTACCAAGAGAGAGCGGATTGCCGCCAAAATCAAAAATATCCCCACGAAAGCAAGAGAAGAAATGGGGAACTTGTTAGATAGTTATGAGGAAGCGCCTGCGAATCTCGACCCACAGAAGAAAAAGATTTTCTATTGGCATAGAAATCTTAGAAGGACGATATTGCAAAAACAAAACGAGGCAAGGGCCAAACTCGATATGCCCCTAATTAAAAGTCGTAAGGCGTACCAAAGACATATTGCAACGGATATTGCAAGAGAGATGTTGGCTGGTCGTTATCCGTTCCCGGAAGGTATTAAGTTCTGGTCGGGTCTTTCCTCCGGCAAAAAGATATTCAATCCGATGGAGTTTCAACGCAAACTCGAAGAAGATGTATATGGCCTTTTCACTAAAGACCCAATAAAAGCGGACAAGGCAATGATGTATAACGCCCTCAAGGAAATTCACCTAACACAGCCGTTGAAGTTTTTTAATGCTCAGATGGCGGCAGTAGGAAAAGACTTGCCCGAATATAAAAGCCTGAGCCTTGAGGAAAAACAGCAACTACAAGCCTCTGTAATTCCAGCTTCGACCCGAAGATGGTTGATAGATTATGTGCGCACAGTTATTAAAGGCCAACAAACACAAACGGATGAGTGGGTCAATAATCTGGTAACTCAGACGGGGCTAAAGGGGTTGATAAATAAGGCTCTGCATCCCTTTGGAAGAACGGTAAGCCAGAAACCTATAACTCATTTTTTCCAAACAACTGGTCGGATGCAGATGGCCGGTGTCATAGGGACAAGGCCGAAGTTAATCATAAGAAACAAATTTCAACTAACTCATAATCTCGGTCTTTACACTATCAAGGCGAATGCACGTGCTTTTATGCCACCGAGCTCACAACTTAAAAAACTGTTAGATGAGAGTCTTTTTCTTAAAAGCTATACGGGCCTTGAGGAACTGCCCATAGATTTGGCGAAAAAAGTTGAGCAAATCTGGCACAAAGGTTATCAATGGTCGGCTATTTCAAACGCTCGGCAGGCAATGGAATGTGCTTATTGGGACACGCTGGAACTTATTGAAAAACCAAAGTACAAAAACGTTGGTTTTGCCGACCCCAAACGTACTTATAAAGAACCACACGAACATCTTTATTCAAGCGAAAAACAAAAGATTCTCAAAGAAATGGAATTTGGAGCGAGCGCCACTCAGTTTCATTATATTGCTATGGGCATGCCCCAGGTATTCAGGCACAAAAGCTTAATACCATTTACTCGTCTTACAAGTTGGTGGATGAACTATTATGCAAAATTCCACAGAGAAGCAATTCACAGAGCGTTAAGTGGTAGTCCTTCGTGGGATAGCGATATCAAATTGCCTTGGTCGAGACGATTGGGTTGGTTGAGATATG